CGGCTCCGGCTACGGCTCCGGCGACGGCTCCGGCGACGGCGACGGCTCCGGCTACGGCTACGGCGACGGCTACGGCGACGGCGACGGCTCCGGCTCCGGCTGAGACAACACAGGAGAAACAAATGGACTACGCAGAACTGGCAGACGAGTTAGTAGAACGGGCCGCCCACCACCTGGGCGAAAACCCTGCCAGCATACCGGCCAAGAATGACTTGGCCCTGGCAGCGGTCTACGCACAACTGACGCAAAATGAGTTGTTGCATCGCATTGCCGTTTCGCTTGCCGCCCTGGTGGAACTGAGCGGCTCGACCGGCAACATGAACGATGATGGGGAGCTACCCTTCTGATGAGCGGCGCAATCCATACCAGCACAAGCACCTGGCAGGAATGGGTGCATGTGTGTGGATACGTTCTGGAAAGCGCCCTGTACTACAACGGGGTGCAGGAGTATCCGATCTGGCGCATCCTGAACGGCAAGAGCGTAGCCTACTGCCCGCAATGTCTTTTACTACTCCGAGGCGATCACGAGAAGCGCCAACCACTAGCCTGACCCGTTGTCAGGTGCGCGCCCCCGGCCTGTGGTGCGTACCTGGGGATGTCCCGCAAAATAGGCCCGCCTGTGCCGGGGCAGGCGGGTAATCTTTCAGACTATTTCCGACCACGACACGAGCAAGCCCGCCCTGTGGTGCAAGCGGGCAAGGAGACCCATGAAGATCAAGACCGTATCCGTCACCTACGGGCGCAAATTCAATCTTGGCGACTACAATAGCGCCACGATTGATTGCACCATGTGGGCCGACCTGGAAGACGGCGACGACGAAGCCGAGGTCATGGGCGCTTTGTGGGCAATGGCGAAGAACAACGTCAAGGCCCAATCATTACCGATTCTCAAACAACAGCAGACCGACGCAGAAACGATTCTGCTTGGTCTACCACCTGAACTACAGGAGCGAATCAATGCCAATCATAGGACTGACTGACCGAGGGGCGAGCTTCCCGCAGATAGGGATTCTGAGGAAGGGCGCCGTCAAGGGCACCACGGAAAAAGGCGTACCCCGGCCCGGCACGGACTTGAAGTACTTCCGGCTGGACACCAAGCTGCCTGACGTGCAGGCGCAATTCGAGGCCGTGTACGGGAAGGAACCCGTAAGCGTGCGTGTGTTCCTGCCCTACCAGACGCCGGCACAGAACATGGAGGCTTGGCGGGAGGAGTACACAGCGTCAAGCCTGATTCACAGGTGCGACGGGCAGACCATGACCATCTGGCGTAAGCCTGACGGTGGGTATAGCCAAGACCCGAAGCCCTGCCCCTACCTGACCAAGCCGCGCACGCAGAAGGAACCGGGATGCAAGCCAGTGTGCAGGCTCAAGGTGATTGTTCCCGAACTGCAACGGCTGGCCTACTTCATTGTGCAGTCAACCAGTATTCATGACATCATCGAACTGACCGGCAACCTGCAAGCGGCCTACGCCCTGCATTCTGACTTGCGTGGTATCCCCTTCATCCTTCGCCGTGCGCCACGCATGATCTCAATGCCCAAGTCTGACGGTTCACGTGTGCGAGTAGAGAAGTGGCTCTTGTTCCTGGAACCAGCACCCGATTGGGTGTCACTCCAACTATCTGCCATGTCTCACGCCGCCCTGCCCGTTGTCGATGGCGAGTACACTGCTCTTTCTGCACCTGCACGGCTGGCCCTTGCGTCCGGCTCCACGGTTGACCTGGAAACGGGCGAGATTGTGGAAGATGAGGAAGACGAGGAAACCATCGAACCCGAACCAGCGCCGCCCGCCCCCAAGCCCATGCCGCCCACCGAACTGCAGGGCTGGCTCCGCACTATAGCCAAAGCCAGCATGGGCGAACCGGAGATGGCGACCGGCTGGCGCGATGGTCTTATCGCCGCCATTGACCGCATGACTGAGAAGGACGGCCACCATGCCTTGCTCAAGTGGGCATTCGGCAACTCGACCGGAAGCAGGAAAGCCCTGACGAACGGGCAGATTCACGCTTTGCGCACGTGGTTGCAGTTGCACAAGAACGAGCAGAACAACCAATGGGTTCCTGGCGAGACAGCCCTTGTCGAACTCCTGGCAGCTTATCCCGTTGCGAAGGACGCCTACACCCCAGACTCAATCCCTGATGGCTTGAAGGAGGCAGTAGCAGCCAATGCAGAATCACTTCACGCATGACGCCGAGGTGCTCACGTCGCAGCAAGTTGCACAGATGCTTGGCTTGTCGATGGCAACGCTCAAGGACTGGCGTAGGCGGCATCTTATCCCCTTCCTTCGCTTGCCCTCTGGCCGTGTGCGCTACGAGAAGCACGTGGTCGAAGCGATGATGAAGCCCCAGGCTACCGAGGCCCAAGATGAGCACTGACATCATCCTAAAGCTGGCCGCCTGTGCCATTCTGTGCGCGCTATACCTGCTGGGCGCCTGGTTGCTCGGCCCAGAGACGTTCTCTGTTTTCTGGCGACGCCTGGCTCTGGTGGTCGGGCTGTTCGTGGCCGCCTATTTCGTCGTCCCGCTCTTGCCGCTGAACCTTCCGCCCTTGATCGGAGTCGCCGCCGCCCTGGTTGTGGTGCTGGCGACGGCTGGATTCCTTGCCCAACCCATCGTCTGGAGAATTGACGATTGGTTTGCGGAGGAACAATGAAAGCACAGCCAACCGTTCGCACCTGCCCGGAGTGCGGGCGCACTCTGACGACCACCGTCAACCGGTGGGGCGTCGAGATGTGGCCGCAACACAACGCCGCTCGGCTGAGTGGGCAGGGCGGCAGGCACTACGCCGAGGTTGCCAAAGCCAACCTGGGCCGGGCCGACGGCTTTCGAGACTACGAGCAGCCCTGCTTCAACTCCCGCACGCCCGTATGAAATTCAACCGCCCCAACGACCCGGCCATCACCCCGGCGGAGATGGCCTACTACCAGACGCCGGCCACCGCACCGAGCACCTGGCGCGCAGACCTGGCCCGGATTGGCATTGTCAGTGGTGTGGCGTTTGTGCTTGGCACCTTCGCTACCGGCACCGCCGTGATCTTCTGGCGTTCGTGGCAGACGGTTGGCGTCGGGATGTGGCTCACGGTGCTGTTGTCACTCGTGCCCCTAGCCGTGTATGCAATCCGCACCTACACGGACGTGAGCGCCCGGCACGCGCTTGACCAAGCGCGCATGTATGCTGAGCATGACGCCCTGCGTGCTGAGCATGACGCCCTGCTGACCGCCATTGACACAAACGACGATGGCAAAGCGGACGCCGCCGAGGTGGAGGCGTTCGTCAACTACGTTCGCCGCCTGCACCGAGGCGAGCCAAGCACCGCCGCCTATGCGCAGCAGAAAGCCGGGATAGCTGGCCCCGACTGGACGGATTACAAAAACTGGCTAGTCAGCAAGGGTTACGCCAACATCGTCGCCCGTCGTGGTGGTGAAGGCTTCGCCCTCAAGCCTTCCGTGTTGCGTACCCCCTGGCCCAAGCTGGAGCAGCAGCTACGCCAGCGCGTGACGGCTGGACTTGCTGACGGCCTGACCATCAATGACACGCGCAAGACTTCACCAGCCGACCGTGTATCTACGCTGGATGATTGACATAACTCCAGTGAAGGTTACATAACATTCATTATTCATTGTACGTTCTAGGCTTTTCACCCCTTCCAGGCACGCCGCCAGTGGGGGAGAGACCGGAACACGCACCCAGGAGAAACACCCGCAATGACCGCAAACGAAATCATGTCGTTCATCCTGCAAATGCCTGATGAACTGGCAGACGCCGACTCTAAGGCAATCGTGACCATCTCACCCGGCCCTATCTCAATCAAGGTGGGCAGGAATGATCTTGAAGGAATACGAATCATTCAATCATTTCCTGATGGTCGAACGATAGGCGATTGCCTTGAGGTTCTTGACGCCGCCCGATGGTGGTTACTCTTTTTTGCTGGAATGGCCGACTGACTACCCAGGAGAACCGCACCCATGAAGCTAACCCTCATCGTCCTTGCCCTGCTCTTGCTCACGCTCACCGCCTGCAATGACCCGCTTGGTATCGTTGCCGCCGAACAGGTGCGCAGCGATGGACAGGTGCAAATCGCACAGATTCAAGCCGATGCATCGACCGAGCAGGCACAGATTGATGCATCGACCGCACGCGTCAGGATTGGCGGCTGGATGGTTGCGGTTGGCATCCTGGCCGTGGTGCTGGTGCTCTGTGTGCTCATCGTCGGGATGGTGCATCTCCAGGCGCAGCGAGATCGCCTACAGGCGGATGTTGCTATCCGCACTGCCAGCGCACTGCCAGCGCCACCTCAACAGCACGCCCTCCCGCCGCTTCGCCAACCAGCCAGCCAGCCGAAGCCGGGTCACTGGTTGGCATTGCGACGTCCCGACCCGCAGCAGCGCCGGCCTATGCTGGCCCTGCCTGAGCGTAGCGAAACACAAGCACACGAGATCGTGGTGATTGACGGGTGAGACCATGCCAAACGGCAATTTCTTTACCATCTGATCACCTACTACGAAGACCATCCTTTGCACGGCTAGCCCCCCCCTAACTGACCCTCCCAGGACGCACAGGACGGCCCGTAACAGATTCGTTATTATAGCGTGGTGTATGTCAACAAGCATCGAAACGCCCCTAGAAACCAAAATGCAGGTTCGCTCCTATTTGCTGGCTGCCTATCGACGGCGTGATAGTTGGCAGGGTGTGGCGAGCTACTACGGTAAGTTCAGCAAGGCTGCATACTGGCGCACTGCCAACGAGCCAGGATACCAGCCGCCGCCCGACCTGATAGAGAACGTGCTAGAGAAAGGCGTACCCCCTCGCCTGTTCCCCATCCCTGTCTATCCCGATACCGATATGGAAGTTTACTACATCCAGGGTACTGGACAGCTCCACACCTACACCGTACCCGCAGATGCCGAGGTGGTGATAGTCCCCGCAGGCGCGCGCATCGTCCAGCCTAAGCCAGCACAGCCCAAACGCTTGCAGGATATGAGCATCGCCGTCCTGACTGCTGCTATCCTGCACCGAGTAGACATGACCGTTTAGCCCTGCATCCCCGCACCCAAACGAAAAGCCCCAGGTATCCAGCCTGGGGCTTTGTGTTGTCTTGCTCCGAGTATAGCACCCGCTTGGTATAGATTACGCTCTTTCGGCTAGTCCAGTATCGCATTGATAGCAGCCCGTACATCCTCCTTACCGTAGCCCGTACCAAGCACGGTGATAAGGGAATCGACGCGACAACCGACAACGTACCGCTTGCCCTGCCTTGCAGCCAGCATAAGCGGCCCACCGTCATAGTACGCGCCCACTTGCAGCGTCACTTCTGCCAGCATCGTAGCCAGCCGGTCAAGGGTAGCATACGCCTGCGATTGCTCCATCCGTGCCATTGTCTTGTTTATCTCAGCTTCGAGTAGGTTCATGCTTGCATCCTCCGGGCATTTTGCTCCAAGCGCACAGCGTAGCACGCCGAGCAGAACATGGCCGACTTGAACAAACCATTCTCCAGGCGCATGATGCCAACGTCGTTGAACCGGGGCGCATGGTCAAGATCACTTGGTGCAATCACGCCGGCAATCTCCGGCTCCTCAGCGCCACAGTCTGCACAGTCGAAGTAGAATGGTACTTCGCTCGCGCCTGTGGTGCCTGCCTGCCACCGTGTTGGTGGGGTCACATCAAAGTAGCTGTATGCTGTCATGGTCATGCCTCCACTACAATCTGCCAGTGTCGCCCCTCACGCATGTCTTCTGGCGTGTCTGGCGTGATGACATCGAAGGTCGCAACGTCTGGCCCACCGGCGAGGTGAAGCCAGTATGCACCCGCACACCAACCCATCTCGGTATGACCAGTAACAGCGTAGACTAAGCCAGTGATTATGTTCTTGATGCGTATCATGGTCATGCCTCCTGCCACCAGTCAGAGATTTCGATTGCCAAGTCAAACAGTTCTTCGGGCGCATCGTAGCGTGGCGGTGGGCCGTACAGATCAAACTCTTGACATGCCGCTTCTGCCAGTTCAGTACAGTTCACTTCAAGGCCGTCAATGTGCTCGCCAAGTTGCAACTGCAAGCGCATCCAGGCTTCAACCTTTTTCTTGTCCATCGTGGGGGTGATGATCTTCTTTGCGTACATGGTCATGCCTCCTGGGGTACTGCAAGTGGGTCAAAGTTGTGTTCCCATCGACCCGTAAAGGGAAGACGGTATTCGCACCATGCAAGCGGATGGCATTGTGCTAAGCCAACCCATTGCACGCCTGCACGATGCCGGTTAACGTAGTCGGCCAAGTCTGTCAGGTTAGGCCCGCACTCAAATTCAGAGAACACAATGCCAGGAATCGGTACGTCTTCGCACGTATGGTCGAAGAACGTAGCCCTGGCTATTACGTGCTCGAACGAATACGGACGCCAGATTTCATCGTATGTATGCAGCCTGTGCTTGGTTGTCATGGTTCTTGCTCTCCTATCGTCGTGATGATGGTTTCGATGGGCCTAACTCCTGCCCTTCCCACTGGCGCCTAGCCTCCACTAAGCGCCAGGGCGGAAGGAAGGGAATCACAGCGTGATCATTTCGTATCGGTCACTCCCGTACATCTCGGCGTATGCCGGCTGCTTGCAGAGTATGTCAAGGCGGGCGTTTATCGCCTTTCGATCTTGGTTCACCAACCCCACGAGTTCCGCCCGATTGCCCATGATCACGTTTGCTTCGATGCTTGGTCCGTACCCCGCCGCATGGCCCCACCCAAGTAAGCGGTTCCCGTCAGTATCTACACCAAGCTCGATGACGTACAAGTGCTCGATGTCGCCGTGAATGTTTGACGTGAGTTCGTAGTTCATGCGGAATCCGGTATGCTCATCCGTTTCGATGCCATGCCGCATTATGAATTGCGCCAGCATCTCGCAATCATATGCGAAATATGCGCGAACACATTGCACTAGGTCGGCACCCGTCTCTGCCGGGTAGCCGTCGCAGTGCCGATATAGCCACACCGTTTTGCCGATGGCTGGTTCTGTGATCTTGATGTTGCAACGTGTACTCATTTTGTCTTGTCTCCTATGTGGGTGATGTCGAGCAACCTGCCCGACATCATCACACTATCACCATCATCACCCATTGTAAGTGATGTATCATACAATTCACAAGCGAGTTTGACAATTTCACTAGCCTGTCTTGATTCTCGCCTCCGACCGTGCTACACTCGGCCCATGCCTGGCGTAACACTACAGACCCAACGAGAGAAGACCGGCTTCAAGGGATACCCTGACGATTTCAAGAATGAGTGCGTCCAGGCTCTACGCGATGCAGGATACCCGCAAACGTTCGGAAGCCTTGCCCAGGTTTGCAAGGAAAAGAAGGTCGCAGCCTCCACACTCATTACCTGGGCTGCACTGGCCGACTACAAGATAGAACGAGACCCCCAGGCAGAAACATCGTTACTCATAACCTTAATCGTCTCTGAACTAGTTTCAATCTTCGACACGTTAGCGCAGAAAAGAGACCGGGCATCGTATTCGCAGCTATCTATCGGTATGGGAATCCTATTTGATAAGCTATTCATGCTCACTGGCAACATACCGGAGATAAAGGTCGATTTGGTGCATAGGATAGCGGAAGCAATCACAGCTCCCTGGTCTAGCGATAGGGCAATCACCAACGATAGTGCGGAAATTGTCGATAGCGATGCGGTAAGCGGTGATAGTGACGGGCAGGATACAGACGACGCCGACGATGGCGAGTACAGCTAGACATAAGTAAGCTAGTGTGTAGTTGGTCTCGACGTGGCGTGGTCGAGCCAGGGTCGGGCGATGGCAGGGGGACGGCCAGTGGTGTGGGGTGCAGTGGAGAAGTGGTAGGAGAGAGGGGGGACACACATGGACAACTCCTACCCCACCGTCACACCTTCTGCAACAACACTTCCCACTACTCCACCCGCTGAATTTTAGAGCCATTCTAAAAAGGGATTTGGCTCCAGTGGGGTAGTCTGCGAAACTGGCTCTTGACAGTGGGGGGAAGTGGGAGTAGGATGTAGGAGGTTGTCGTAGCAGCAGCCTGCGGTGCGGTTCGTTTCACTCCTGTGGCGAGCGCCCTGACTAGAATGTGGTCAGGGCGCTTGTCGTTTTGGGGTTCCAGTGGGTATGCGTGGGCGGATTTTTGGTAAGTTTTGCGGCATTTTCTTATGTAAAGTGTGACGGGTTGTGACGGGTTGACGGCTTTTGCAAGACTGTGTATCTATACATATTCATTTTATGTTAGTTTAGTTATGGTGAAAAGCCATCACAAGTCGTCACAGGGGCCAAACCCGTCACAGAATTGGGCTATTTTGGGGTTTTTGGCCTGGGATTATGTCACGTAAAAATAATAGTGCGAATTTTGTCTTTGGGGCTTGACAAGTAAAATGTAGTCTGCTATAGTACGATGTATGAACGAACAATTCTTGACCCCGACCGAAGTAGCGAAGCGCCTGGGCGTGAGCAGAGCGATGATGCACGCCATTTTGAAGCGTGGTGAAATCACCTATCGGCAGTATGGGCCGAGGACGATCAGGATAGATGAAGGGGAAGTGCAGAAGTACATCGACCGGCACACGAAGGTAGGTGGGAACGGTCATATTGAGGAAGAAATTGTGAGTTGGCGATGAAAGCGTACAGTGCTGGCCTGTCCCGGAAGCTGNNTGATCTTCGATGGAAGCGACGACGATTGACACCATAGCCCTGGAACCTGTGTTCAAGGTGGCTCCTCCGGCACCGGCGACGATGCGGAAGGTAGCGTTGTACTATGCCGAGATGGGTTGGCATATCTTCCCGTTACACACGGTGAAGGAAGGGCGATGCAGTTGCGGCGTGGTGGATTGTGACCATGCAGGCAAGCATCCGAGGACGAAGCACGGCTTGAGCGATGCAACGGCTGATAAGCGGATAGTGGAACGGTGGTGGGAGCAGTGGCCGGACGCCAACATAGGTTTTCACCCTGGCCCAAGTGGAATCGTCGTGCTCGACCTGGACAGCTACAAAGCCAATTATGCGGGCGTAAAACTGACGTTCGCAGAGAAGCAAACCGTGACCGGCATAACGGGTGGAGGTGGGGAACATTTGTTCTTTTCGGCGGGTGGGGTGCAGTACCGAAGCAGGAACCGAGCGGTAGATGGGGTTGACATAAAGGCGATGGGTGGGTACGTGATATTGGCTCCAAGCCTGCATAGGAGTGGGCAGCGGTACGTGTGGGAAGTGGGGTATGCGCCGTGGGAATTTGGTCTTGCTCCAGTACCGGAGATGGTCAAGGCCATTTTGAGCAGTGAGCGGGAAGTGAAGGTCAAGACTGGCGCAAACGGGCACACGGTAGATGCTGGCCGGGAATTTGAGCGGGCGCGAGAGGCGCTTGGCCGATTGCGGGTAGGGCGGGCCGACGACTACGATGATTGGCTCAAGGTGGGCATGGCCTTGTCGGAGCTTGGGGATAAGGGCTTTGACCTGTGGGATGAGTGGTCACAGCAGAGCGGCAAGTACAAGGAAGGAATCACGGCGGCGAAGTGGCCGACCTTCAAGGCAGGGCAAGGCGTCACGTTGGCAAGCCTGCACCATTGGGCGCAGCAGGATAGCCCTGTGGTGAAGGTGAGCAAGAATGGGGCGAAAGCTGAGGAAGGGCAAGCGGAAGAAGTGCCGGTGCAGGCAATGACGCCGGAGGAAAGTGAGGTGCTCGACTACCTGGGCAAGAACGAGATGGGCGATGCTGAGATGATGGCGGCGATGTACAAGGGCAAGGTAGTGTATGACCATGCTGAGAGTGCATGGCACGTATGGAACGAGCATCATTGGTTACGTGATGAGCGCGGGCAGGTGAACAACATCCCGACGCAGGTTTTGTCTGTGACCTACATGGACACGGCGGCGGCAATGGCGAAGGCGGCGAACGAGAACGAGGCCACCTTGAAACGGGTCAAGGAACTGTACAAGCGGGCCTTCCTGCTCCGCACAAGGGCGCGCAGAAGCAACGTGCTGGACTTGGCATCGTCACACCCTGATCTTGCAGTAGCGGGCAGCGAATGGGACGCACACCCCTGGCTGTTGGCCGTCAAGAATGGCGTGGTTGACTTGCAGACTGGCAAACATCGACCGGGCCAACCGGAAGACTACATGCGCATCGTCGCCCCGGTGGAGTGGAAAGGATTGGATGCTCCAGCCCCCCGATGGGAGCAATTCCTGACTGAAGTGTTTAACGGCGACGATGAACTTATCGCCTTTCTGCAACGGTTGTTCGGTTACGCCATTACCGGTCTTTCGACTGAGCACGTCCTACCTATCCTGTGGGGCAAGGGTTTCAACGGGAAAGACACCTTGCTCAAGGCCCTGGCTTTTGTGCTTGGCCCTGGCTACGCTGACACCGTGCCCGAAGATGTGTTCATCGACATAGGCAAATCGGGCGGGGCGAATGCGCAGCCGCATATCTATCGGCTCCGGGGCTTGCGTATGGCCTGGGCAAGTGAGACTGAGGACGGTGCGCGGCTCAAAGGCGGGCAGGTGAAGATGATTAGCGGTGGCGGCATTTTGACCGCCCGGCCCCTGTATGGTTCCCCGGTGTCATGGCAGGCTACCCATACCGTCATGCTCATCACCAACCATCGTCCACACGTAAACGACGACTACGCTATTTGGAAACGTCTCTTGCTCATCGAATTTACCATGTCATTTGTGGATGAACCACAGGACGCCAGCGAGCGCAAACGTGACGCCAACCTGGACGCCAAGTTGCAGGCTGAAGCGCCGGGCATCCTGGCATGGCTTGTGCGCGGGTGTTTGGCATGGCAGCGGGATGGCCTAAACCCACCGGCAAGCGTCAAGCAAGCTACGGAGTCCTACCGCACGGATGAAGACACGTTGGGCAAGTGGATTGACGAGAACTGTGTAGTAGGCCCCCTGTACCGATGCAAGGCGCAGGAAGCCTATAAGTCCTATACCGATTGGTGCGACAACCAGCATCACCGCCCTCTGAACGGTACGAACTTTGGCAAGAAGCTGACTGAGCGATACCAAAAGGAGCACACCCGCAATGGTGCGCAGTACGTAGGCATTGGCCTACTCACGGAGCAAGGAGAAAGATGATGTACAAACATTGCGATTTGTGTCGGTTTAGTTACTTTCCGACAACTGGCAGCATGAGTGAATGGGGAGGAGGCTATTGCCACCGTTATGCTCCACGTCCCATTCTTGAGAAGGATTTTGATGATGCAAAACATCTTGATGAAGTTGTCAGGACGATTTGGCCGATAGTGACTACAAACGATTGGTGCGGCGAATTCAAGCCGCCGAAAGGATAGCCATGAACGCCCTAGCAGACACAGCCGCCCGCATCGTAGCGGAGGCACAACTTGACCTGAGCGGCAAGAGCAAGCCAGTCTCGATGATGCCCCTCTTGCAAACGATGATTGCAGAGACCGGAGTAGCGAAGGACACGGCGGCCCTGTACCTGACCGTTGCGATACGACAGGCGCAGCAGGCTCCACCGCCGAAGCCGATGTTAGGCAACTAAAACGATGAAACCTTAAAGGAAAATAATCATGGAAAATTATGTACCTATGTCAACTGGATCGATGACGGCAGTAGCCCCATCACAAACGCCAATCATCGAAGTGACAGCACGGCAACTTGAAAAACAGATTGGCGAATTGCAAGAGATTACCGCCGCGCTTGAAAGTCGTCTTACCCCTGTTTTACGTGAGCCTGAGCCGTCTCAAATCCGCCCCGATAATCCTGGCATTGCATCTGCTCAGTCCGCCTTTGCTGTCATGCTTCGCCAGCGCGTCCAAGAAGCCGAAAGCATTGCATATCGGCTATCGTCCATCATGCGCCGCCTCGAAATCTAAGGCGCAAACTAACAAAGCGTTCACCTGACGCTGGGGATTCTGGCGAAAATCTCAGGCAGTTTTCTAGCCTTAGCATTTTTCCAGTTGGACGGTTTCGCCGTCCCCGCCCCAGCGCAGGTAACGCAATAGTTGGGTTGCTTGTTGAGGTAGCAATGTGGTCTTATTACGGAAGTAAATCGAAGGTCGTGGATTTCTACCCACCGCCAAAATACGGGAAGATAATCGAACCATTTGCTGGTTCTGCTAAATATTCCTTGAAGTTTTTTGACCGTGATATTTTGCTAGTTGATAAATATGAAGTTATTGTCAACTTGTGGCACTATCTCCAAAGCGTTACGCCTGCCGAGATTATGGCATTACCCGAGCCTGCCTACAACCAATCGCTTGATGATTTCAAAACACTTACCAAGATAGAAAAACAGTTATTAGGCTTCATGGTTTCTCGCGGCAACGCAGTACCAAAGAAAACGGTAAAAACTTTTAGCGATGTTCATTCATCCAAGAAGCAAATAGCAAGCCAGTTATTCAAAATCAAGCATTGGAAAATCATACTAGGAAGTTATCTCGATATTGAAAATCAGGAAGCAACGTGGTTCATTGATCCACCATATCAAGAAGGTGGTCATGAATACAAATTTGGGAATAAACATTTGAATTTTCAAGAGTTGGCGAGCTGGTGCAAATCTCGGTTTGGTCATGTGATTGTTTGTGAGAATACGAAAGCCACTTGGCTACCGTTCAAGCCTATGAAAGAAATGACAGGTATCACCAGCACAACCACAGAAGCAATATGGAGTAATTTTGAAACCGCTTACGATATGCAACAAATGGAGTTGTTCGCATGAGCGCAACCCAACACCACATGCACTGGACGGCTGGTACTGGTCGCCGTCCGCAGGCATTTTACAAGCCTGTTATTTTATCCCCTCGGTGGTTCTGGTTCTCACCAGCCGCCAGTAATGTATTCCGTTGGAAAGCAGAAAATGAGAGTCTTGATAGGTTGTGAAGAATCCGCCACCGTGCGGGAAGCGTTTGCAAAAATGGGACATGACGCCTGGTCATGTGATTTGCTACCTTCCCATATACCTGGCAAGCACATTCAAGCCGATATTTTGACAGTCCTAAATGATGGATGGGACTTGGCAATCTTTCACACGCCCTGCACCTATCTTTCAAATAGTGGAGTGAGATGGCTGTACAACAAAGACGGAAGCCGCAACAAGAAACGATGGGAACTCATGGAGCGTGACGCGCTTTTATTCAAGGCAACGATGGAAGCCAACATTCCCATGAAAGCAAATGAAAATCCAATCATGCACAAATACGCCGTTGAGATTATTGGAAGGCGACAAGACCAAGTAATACAGCCGAGCATGTTTGGTCACACACAGTCTAAGGCTACCTGTCTATGGTTACAAAATTTACCGCCGCTTGTTGCCACGAATGATGTATCTGAAATTATGAAAACGATGTCCAAGAAGGAAACGCAAAAAATACACTACATGCCGCCCTCGCCTGACCGTCAGCGTGAAAGGTCTGTTACTTTCCCTGGCATTGCTCAGGCAATGGCGCAACAGTGGGGTTCCCTTGCTTTCCAACAAAGCGTGTACCTGACCGCCTTTGGCGTAGGTATGCGTGCCGTAAACCCCCTGCCTGGTAACATTCAGGCGGAAGTGTCGCCCGCTACAATCGGCGGCAGGTAACGCAAGCCGTTGGAAAGCCCAGCAAAGGTACTGGTAAGCAAGCATGAGAATCCTAAACGGTGATAATTTGCAAATCCTAAAGTCGCTTGAAGGTGAGCGTTTCGACTTGGCAGAGTTGGACGGTCCCTACATGGCAGGGCTGGAAGGTTGGGACATCCTGACCGAAGCCGAATATATCCAGCATTATGCCGAGCGTCTTACTGCCTTGCGTCCATTGCTTCAACCCTGGGGCGTTGTGTTCGTGTTTGGTTATCCTGAAGGTTGCGCCGAAATCAAATCATGGGCGCACAGAACAGAAACGCTTTATTGCCGCCGCTGGCTTACATGGTACAAGCAGATTACAGCGCATAAAGGGCGCAAGGTTGAAAACGTGCTTTTATTCTGGCGTGATACACCAACAACAACAACAGCCTTTGGTGAGTTCTTGCGCCATGAGCGTGAAAAGCGGGGCTGGTCATTGCGTCAAGTTGGCGAAATGGCGGGGCGTGAGTGGTGGCATCGTGGCGGTAATTTGTATTTTGAAAATGGGAACGGCGGTTATCCTTCACTTGATGATTTATTTACCTTATCCCGCATCTTTGAATTTTCACTTGATGAATGGGCGGGCGTGTTCTATGAAAACTACGAAGGAATAACAGACGTGGATTATTTCAGCAAGACATACCCTGAACAAACCGAAAGTCTGAATGATGACGGCTTGCGCTCAAAACCAGTTGGCTTATACGTTGATTTGTTCAAGCCTACCATCCCGCCGACTGAAAAGAAAAAGGCACTCATCCTTTACGGTGGTTCAGGCAATGCCGCCATAGCCGCCGAAGCATTAGGCTATGAAGTCACGGTCATCGAGCAAGACCCAAAAAGGTGCAAATTGATTGAGAAGCGTTCCAGCCGTCTTGTGCAAACATGGCGGGAGAAATTATCGCAAGGTAGTCTCTGGGGCTTTCCAACACTGCCTGCACCTGACGGGGGGGATTCTGCGCCCTCCCAAGCATTATCCACGCCCGATATGTTTTCTGCTATCGAGCATGAGCCTACACCCGCCCCCCGCAGGTAAGGCTTACCGTTGACGATCACACACCAGCGGAGCAATTCGACGCATGACCAACATAGACCGTGACACCCTGGCCGCCATGCTCAAGAACAATCCCGACCTGGGCCTGGACGCCAGCACCTTGACGGGCAGCGTAGACCTGAAAAGCAGCGACGGCGAAGCCCTGTTCGATGCTCACTGGCAGCGTCTTGGCGGCCCGCCATTGGTGAAGGAGTACACGTTCAGCAAGGCGCGCAAGTGGCGTTTCGACCGGGCCTTTCTGGACGCCCCGCCTGCCCTCATCGCCTTCGAGATAGAAGGAGGAGTGTGGCAAGGGCAGGGGCACGCCAACCCGTACCGCTTTGAGGAAGATTGCGAGAAGTACAACACGGCGCAGATGAACGGCTGGAAGGTGTTCCGCTTCACCCCGCAGATGCTTGAGCGCGACCCTGACGGATGCCTTGCCCCCTGCCTATCCTTTCTCTACGGACAGATGAGGACGACATGAAACGAGTACTTGACGTAGGAAGCAGCAACGTACCCTTGACCGCCGACCGCTTTGCAGGCTGGCAGCGTGTGACCATCGACATGGACGAGGAAGCGGAACCTGACGTAGTGGGCGACGTGCGGGAGCTTGAACAACTGTGTGCGTATCATCGCTTCAATGCCGTGTACGCGTCCCACTTCCTAGAACACTTGTTCCCCTGGGAAGTGGTCAACGTCTTGCGCCAGTTTGCCAGCGTCCTGGCTCCAGATGGGTGGGTGGAAGTGTGGGTGCCTGACGTGATGCAGGCGATGGCCTATGCGCTTGAGCACAGCATCAGCCTGAGCGATACCCTGTACGAAGCGAACAACGGCGCGCGCGTGACCCTGCTCGATATGCTGTACGGGTGGGAGCGTGAGGTACGGAAGGGCAAGCCCGGCTTTGCTCACCAGACAGCCTTCGACTGGCCCTTGTTGGAAGAACGGTTGCGGGAGGCGGGCTATCCCTACGTTCAGCCTGTGGATAGGGGCAATGCTTTTGAGATTGGCTACTGTGCATGGTTCGGGCGAAAGCCGGGATGGTTGGAGAATGGACGCTGATTTCTTGCAAGCGCCCTTTCCGTGGTTTGGCGGCAAATCACGCGTAGCCGCTGACGTTTGGGCGCGCTTTGGCGATGTGCCCAACTACGTTGAACCCTTTGCCGGTTCGCTGGCCGTCCTGCTTGGCCGTCCGCACGACCCGCAGATCGAGACCGTCAACGACCTGGATGGCTTCATAGCCAACTTCTGGCGCGCCCTGCAACACGCCCCCGACGAAGTGGCAAAGTGGGCCGATTGGCCGGTCAACGAATGTATTCCCGCGGGAACAATGATCGCAACTCCGAACGGAGAAATTCCAGTCGAAGACGTGCGGGCGGGGATGATCGTATTGGGCGAAGAAAACGGCAGGACGGTTTGCACGCGGGTTATAGCCGACAGGCGAAGTGTCGCCAGTGAATTTTATCGGGTGGGCGCGCTGTCATTGACAGGCAATCATCCAGTATGGACTTTGGAGGACGGCTACATCGAGGCGCGCAAATTGGCGGCAGGAATGCACGTCAAAACTATTCGCTGGCCCGTTTGCGAAAACGACTTAGTTATGCTACAATATGGACATGAGCAAGCCGTGGGAGATTTACACACTGTCAGACCCAAGAACGCAAGAGGTTCGCTATGTCGGAGTGACGTTCCGGGGCAAGAGGCGTTACAACGAACACATTTCGCGCGCCATGACGGGCGGAAAGACGCATCGCGACTGCTGGATACGCTCATTGATTGTGGCGGGGGTGCGTCCGTTTTATCGAGTGGTCGAGACGGGGGACGGCGACGGCTGGCAAGACGCAGAGCGGGCATGGATTGCCAAGTACAGGCAATCGGAAAGACTTGTCAATCATACAGATGGGGGCGATGGTACTCCTGGACTCCCCATCTCACCGGAAATACGTCGCAGACTGTCCGAAGCGCGCAAGGGCGTGCCGTATCCGCCTGGGCGTATATCGGCAATGAAGGGCAAGCAGCATACACCGGAGGCATTAGAGAAAATACGTGTCGCCAGCAAGGGGCGCAGGATGCCAGACAGTATGAGGCGGAAACTATCCGCATTGCGCAAACAAAACCCGACTTCGCCAGAACAGCGCGCCAAGATGCATACTGCCAGCAGAGAGACGCGACAAATGCCAGAATTTCGGCAAAAAGCAATGGATGCCCATGCGCACGAGGGCAAGAAAGTTCTCTGCCTAGAAACGGGCGAAGTGTTCCTGTCAATCAATGCGGCGGCGCGTTTTATCGGGGTGAGCAAGGGGGCGATTCAATTTGCACTGCGGCGGGGTACTCCCTGCAAGGGCCATACTCTCAAGCTCCTATAGCGGTCTATAATTTCCAGACTACAACCGGGAATTACTACGCCAATCGTATACTTGTTCACAATTGCGACCTGACCGCCCGCCATGCCTGGCTCGTGCGCGAACACCTGCCAACGTTGGCGCAACGGCTGGAAGGCGACCCGGACTACTACGACGCCAAGATCGCAGGCTGGTGGGTGTGGGGTTTGTGTTCCTGGATTGGCTCTGGTTGGTGCTCAGGCGTAGGCCCCTGGCAGGCAGACGAAAACGGTGTCATGGCGAAGGCGGGCGGGAATGGGGATGGCGTGAAGAAAGCGCGACCGCACCTGGGCAATGCCGGGCGGGGTATCAATCGGAAACTTCCCCACCTGGGCAATGCCGGGCGGGGTATCAATCGCCAGCTTCCCCACCTGAATGCCGGGCGGGGTATCAATCGCCAGCTTCCCCACCTGAATACAGGCGGCAAACGCCCGGAGCTTGGCTCGGATGGCAGGCAGCTTGAGGACGGCCAAGCCCTCTACGACTACATGCGCGCGCTGGCTGCCCGTTTGCGCCGTGTGCGGGTGTGTTGCGGCGACTGGTCACGCGTGTGCGGCCCATCGCCCACGGTCAAACTTGGCGTGACGGGCGTCTTCCTTGACCCGCCCTACTCCGACCTTGCCAACCGAGACCCAGGCTTGTACGCGACCGACTCCCTGGACGTTGCGCACGAATGCCGGAAATGGGCGCTTGAGCAGGGCGACAATCCCCTACTCCGTATCGCCCTCTGCGGCTATACCGGCGAGCACGACGGCGAGATGACAGACGCAGGCTGGACGCCCGTCTACTGGAAAGCGGCAGGCGGGTATGGTTCCCAAGCAGACGCCAATGGCAACGGGCGCGCCAACTCGCACCGGGAAGTAATCTGGTTTTCGCCCCACTGTCTGCAACCGCACATTGTCGCGCCTACCTTGTTTGACTTTGAGGATGACGAATGACTGACGAACTTCTGACGATGAACGAGTACCAAGACATGGCCCTGACAACCTGGGCGCGCACCCCTGGCGACCCCGATAGCGACCTTGCCTATCTCACGTTAGGCATGGTGGGTGAGACCGGAGAAGTAGCCGAGCACATCAAGAAGCATTTGCGACATGGCAAGCCCCTGGACTATGCCGAACTGAAGAAGGAGCTTGGCGATGCCCTGTGGTACCTTGCGGTTATGGCCTACGAATTGGGCTTTCGGCTCGAAGACGTGGCAGCAGACAACATTGTAAAGTTGAAGAAGCGTTACCCTGAAGGGTTCGTCAAAAGGTGGAGCGATGGTTGACAATCTCTTGACCTGATGTGATATGCTATAGCCGTGTCATGGGACGCCTACCACAAGTTTCGCCGTGAATTGTTCCGGGTGCTCCGCTATGCACCGCACAAGGAACAAGAGGCATTCCACGCGTCCACCGCACAAGTACGGTTGCTGGCAGGAGGCGAGAGAGGCGGAAAAGCTATGGACGTGAATACCCTTGTACCTACGCCCGATGGTTGGAAGACGATGGGCGCATTGAAAGCAGGGGACTGGGTATTTGCTGACGATGGGCAGCCTTGCCGTGTGGTTGAAGCCTATGCCGTGATGGAAAACAGACCGTGTGTAGAAGTAACGTTTGACGATGGCACGGTGATAGTGACCGATGAAGAACACGAATGGCTGACGCAAACAGCAACGGAGCGAAAGAACAGCCGCAGGAAGAAGATAGACGGAAAAGAGACAAAGGTAACGGCAGGGGAATTGGTTACGCAGAGAAAACATGGACGCAGGACAAGCAAAGAAATTGGTGACACCCTGATGGTCTATGGTTCCTCACGTACCCCAATGGCAAATCATTCTGTGCTGAACCCGTTGCCAGTACAGTACGGCTACCAAATGCTTGCCATTGACCCCTACGTGCTTGGCGTGTGGCTTGGGGATGGTACGTCTGTCTCTGGCACTATTACGACTGAGGATGACGAGATAGTTAGGTTCATCGAAGAAGCTGGCTACCCCGTTAAGAAGTACAAGGCGGCCTATTTATGGCGTGTCATGCCATTGTATGACCAACTGAAGAATCTTGGTGTCTTGGGCAACAAACACATTCCAGAAGTCTACCTGCAAGGCTCCATTGAACAACGGCGGGCATTGCTACAAGGCTTGCTTGATACAGATGGATATGTAGATGCACGTGGGCATTGCTACTTCTACAACACGAACAAGACCCTGATTGACCAGACGTGCGAACTACTTGCTAGTCTTGGCATTAAAGCACGTGTGCAGGAAGGTAGGGCGAAACTGTACGGTAAGGATTGTGGGCCGAAATGGGCAGTATTCTTCAAGGCCGATGGAACTTTCAGGTTATCACGGAAGCTGAACAGGCAGACCAAAACGGGAGTGATGCAAGAAGCAAGGTACGTGTGGAACGTTCAGCCTGTAGCGTCTCGCCCTGTTCGTTGCATCTCCGTGGATTCTCCAAGCCGTCTGTTCCTTGTGAGCAAAAGCTACATTCCTACCCATAACTCCTATGCCACCGCAATGGACGCCGTTGCACGTTCGGCAGCGAACGCAGCCCTGTACGGGCAGACGAAATGCACCTATTGGATAGTCGGGCCGGACTACGAACAGCCGAGGAAGGAATTTGAGTACATCCACGACGCGTTTAAGGCGCTTGGCAGGAAGATAGACGCATCGACGCCAAGAGCGAAGTCTAGTCCCTGGTGGATGAGAATCGACGGCATAGGCGAGTGGCAGACCAAATCCAGTGGGCAAACGGGCGGGGCAATGGGCAACGTGATGAAGTTGGCAAGCGAAGCCCTTGACGGGGTAATCATGGCTGAAGCCGCACAGCAGACATTGGACGTGATGCTTAAGTGCCGTGGTCGTGTGGCAGAGAAGCGGGGATGGGTCATCCTGTCTGGAACCTTTGAGTCTTCTCTTGGATGGTACGCAAGCTACTTCACGCGCTGGCTGACGGCCAACCCCGAACGAGGCAAATCGTTCAGCGTACCGACCTGGACGAATACGGCGGTCTATCCGGGTGGACGAAATGACCCTGAGATACTGGCCCTGGAAGCAACTTACCCGCATGACCTGTTCTTGGAACGCTTTGCCGCCATACCCTGCAAGCCCGCTACGTTGGTTTTCAAGGAATTTGACGTTGCGACCCATGTGCGGGAAGAAGTAGCCTTTGACCCTGAACGCCCTGTGTACCTTGCCGTAGACCCTGGCTATGCCCCTGGTGCCTACTGCGTGCTGGCAATCCAGACAGGCTACAGCGAACATGCCGAAATTGTGTTCGTGGTCGATGAAGTGTACCGTCACGAAGCGACCGGCCCAGAAGTGATAGCCGAATGCAAGGAACGCAACTGGTGGAAGAACGTGGAAGGCGGGGTGATGGACATTGCGGGCAGGGCGCACATGGCGATGAAGTCCCAACAGGAGGTGTGGCGCGACGAGGCGAACTTGTGGCTCCAGTCGTCAAAGGTGCCCATCCTGGACGGCATAGCACGACACCGAACCTTCCTGATTGACCCTTCCACGAACGAACCGAGGTTGTTGCATTCCCCCTACTGCACCAACATGATAGAGGAATATGCCCTTTACCGGCGACCGACCGACCGGGAAGGAGCGCCGGTCAATGAAATCCCGATTGACCGCAACAACCATGCCATGAAAGCAATCGCCTATTTCCTGTTCAACAAGTACGGAGCGGTAGAACGTGCAACCAGAAAACCAACCAAAGTCCCAACCCTCTAGCGCAGTGGTGAAGAAGAAGCGCCCACCGATGACGCCCGAACAACTTGAGGCAGCTCGCCAACGGGCGGCGAACATGCGTGCTGTTCGTGGAACCACTGCCGTCAAGCCCAAGCCGGAAGAATCCGCCACCCCGGAAGGGCCTACCCTCTACAGCCTGAAAGTTACGGAGCGCACATTGGGGCGTCTGGATTGCTTGCTCAAAGCGCCCGACTTCACGTTCAAGGACTACGACGACCTGTTAGCATGGCTCATCCGGCAGGCGGCGCAAGCCAACCGAACGGCAGCCTTTCACCTGAACATGAGGTATCAGCGTGAGCGGGAACAGATACCAAAGATTCTGTGAGTGCGGACAGCCCGCCGTGGCTATGGTCTACGTTCCGCAGTTGTCAAACCAATGGACAAGACCCCTTATCAGTGTCTTTGCCTTGTGCTATGATTGCCTGCATGACGAGATGGATGCAGACGCAAGGAACGGAATCGACCTATGCCTAGCCGAACCGCCCCCGCCGTGGCGACGGGTTCCCCTGACGAACTCCTGACGCAACGGGCAGAAAAGACCAAGACCGCCTGGGCTGACAGAGACAACGCCCTGGATAGGGCAAGCGACCACTACTGGAACGTGGGCTTGCACAAGGACGAAGGGGAGATTTATCGCGTCCGGGTCACGGACGGACAAGCAGCCGCCGACCTGATAGGCGACTTGCTGAGCGCGCAGAAGTTGACCATCAGCGTGCCGGCGAGAGCAGACACGAACAAAGAGCGCCAATGGGCAGAGAAGGTAGAAGCTTGGCTCCAGGCTTGGCTCCGCATCACCGAGCGCAACGAAGGGGTGGAGATGGTACACGAACTGGCTATAGATGCTGTGCTGAACGGCGCGTGTGTGGTGCGTGTGCTCATGCTCCCTGAGCGTATCAAGGATGTGGAAGATGGCGACCTGACCCTCTACCCCCTGGTGCTGGAACCAAGAGACTGGCGCAACGTGTACCCTGTCTACTCCCGCAGTCGTGTGACCGAAGTCTTTGAGTGCTACGAAATCAGCGTAGGCGACTTGCGGCGCGCATGGCCCCAGGCTGACATACCAACCACGTGGAAAGAGCAGGACATGGTAGAAATGTGGGAATGGTGGGACGAGAAGGAGAAGGCATTTTGGGCCAAAGGCAGCACCATGAAACACGTGGGCAAGGGCAGCGGCTACGCATGGCTCATGCGCCCGACTGAGCACCGCTACGGATGCCTGCCCTACTCGATACGCACCGTGCGCGGGCAAGCCAAGCGCCGGGGCGACCCTGAACGACTGGCCCCAAGCCTGATGCAATCGTGGGCACCTATCCTTGACGTGCTGAACCTTGTCGAATCGGCCAAGATGACAGCCGCCATGCAGTACATCAATTCGGCCTGGGTAGTGCAGACCAACCGCAACGACTTCAAGCTCGACCTGAGTCATGGGGCAGTGAACTACCTGTACCCCGACGAAGCCGCCGAACCCTTGGTCAAAGCGACCGTGCCCGTTGACCTGATGCAAGTGGCGCAGGAGTGGGAAACACGGTTCCAGCGCGCATCCATGCCGACTGCCCTGTACGGCGATAACATTGGCCCCAACATGGCGGGCTATGCCATTGCCCTGTTGTCTGAAAGCGGGCGGCGCATCCTCTTGCCCGTCATTGCCGCTGTTCGGTTGGCTGTGGTCGATGCCTGCTATGTGGCAATCAGGATGGCGGCGGGCCTGTTCGGGCAGACGATGAGAGGCTACGGCCAAGACCTGACGATACGGCTACCGCAATTGTCGATGGACGCCAGAGAGGTCTTGAAGGAATTCGACCTTGACCCGAACGACCTGGCGCACGTATGGATTGACGCATCGCTGACCAACCCCTTGCCGCAGGACGAAGAACGTGAGGTAAACTTGGCTGTGGCCCTACGCCAGCCGGGTAGCAACGGATTGCCGCTACTGAGCGATGAGACTCTGCGTGAGCGATTCCTGCACGTTGCGGACGATGAACGTGAGCGAACGCGCATCTACTCTGAGACCTTTGAGACAACCATCAAAGACACCATCCTGGCTGACATTGCCAAGCAGCAGGAAATGGAAGGAGCGGACGAAGAAGCCATGAACGCCGGGATGCCGCCCCCTTCCAGCTTCCCGCCTGAGATGTTGGCGCAGATGATTGCGCAGGGTAAGCAAGGCGGCGGGCCACCGATGGGTGGGCCACCTATGCCCCCTGGTGCAATGCCTGAGCAAATGCCAATGGAAGGGATGCCGCCCGGTATGCCGATGGAAGGACAACCGCCCATGCCACCGGAGATGATGGCATGAAGCAGCCCAAGCCGCCCGAAGCAGTGGCACGCGTCGTCAAAGCGAACGAGATGGCGCAAGACAGAATCCGTCGCATCTTCCTCAAGATTCTGGAGAAGAAAGTCAAATGATTATCGATGAACCGGGCTATCGCCCTACCCCAACCAAGCCAAGACCAGCAGCGCCGAAGCCCAAGCCGGTTTACCGTCCTCCTGCTCGCCCTGCCAGTCGTCCTCCTGCTCGCCCTGCCAGTCGTCCTCCTGCTCGCCCTGCCAGTCGTCCCCCTGGTGTAGCCAGTCCCTATAGGCCAAAGCCGAAGACGACAACGCCCTTGCGCCCTGCAAATTTCAGCACGATTACTGCCAGCGCCCGGAGCAGGGTAGGGAACATCTATGCCCCTGGTGGATTGTCGTTTCCTACTCCGCAGTTTACGGCAGACCCCGCAAGCCGTGGCGCTTACGGGGTGCAGGTTCCTGGCACGACTGGCAGACGCTACACGGCAACGGGCGGCTATGACCCTGCCATGTTCAAGCCTGCCCCGTTCGGGCCGTGGGACAAGGTAACGACCGAAGCCCTGGTAAGGGCAGGCGTGTACGGTGCGATGCCCGGCGACCAGCCCATTCCTACAGCGCAACGCCCTGACAAGGGCAAGGCTGGCACAGGCGGCGGGCGAAGTGGGTACGTGCCACGCGCCTACTATGGCGGTGGCGGTGGGTACTCTGGTGGAGGTGGGGGAGGCGGCGGCGGTTCCCAATTTGAGCGGTACGGTATCTCGAAGGACTGGATGCAGGCGTATAAGGCGTTTTGGGGACACGCCTTGCCAAGCGAAGCCTGGGGCATGTTCAGCCCTGTGCAAGAACTGTTCAGCCGCTACCAGTCACGCCTACCGCAACTGGACGACTGGCAACGCATTTGGCAAGCGGCGAAAGACTACATGGTAGGAGCGGGCAAGGACGCCAAGAACATGCCCAAGAATCTTGCCCTGTACGAACCCTGGATTGCGCAGGGAGTAAGGCCACCGCTGTTCACCCCGCCGACAACCAGCTACGCCCCCTTCCTGAGCTTCTAGGCCATGAGCACAGAGACCTGGCTGCAATCTCTCATCAAACTGTACACGGCGGCGCGCAAGCCGCAGCCAGCGCCGGCGCGCCCTACTCCGGCACAGAACTACGCGCGCCCTATCTATGGCCCTGCCCCACGTCCGACCTATGGGCCACCGACAAGGGAACAAGCAACCGGAGTAGTGCCCCCGCCAGTCTACAGGGTCACACCGCCCGCCTTCCCCTTGCCCCGCTTTGAGGCAGACCCCGCAAGTAGGGCACCAGCGCCAACACCACGTTTCACCTACACGCAGAAGCCAGCAGCATTGCAGAATCTTGCCGCCCGCCAGTGGACGCCTGACGTATTCCTGCCCATGCCGCCCGGATGGGGCCAACCGACAGAAGCAGCAAAAGCAGCCTACAAGCCTATTGGTGAGCGATGGACAGGAGAACGGGCAGCGGCGCACGAACGCATCTATGGGCAACCCTATGATGCTGGCCGCCCTGAACTGAAGCAGCCAAGCGAACAACTGAAGCGCATCGTATCTGTCATGCCGAACGGTGCGAACTTGGTCACGGCAATGGTGCAGGCTCCGCAAAGATTGTCACAGGCAGAGCGATTGCCAGTGGTAGGCGATGTGTTCCGCAACCTGCACTATGGAGCGGTAGCGGCTGGCTCTTACCTGGGACAAGCAGCGCAAGCCCTGGCAGGGACGGCGCTTGGCACGTTGGAAGGGGAGGCGGAACGTAATCCAGCATTGAGAAAAGCACTGTCGGTCAATCCGGTAGGGCTTGCCTTGTCGCCAACGGCCCGTAAAGAGGCACGCACATCCGGTCAGGTTCCTGGCGCGCCTTTCATGGGGATGGACTATTCCCTGTTTGGCGACCCGATCACGATAACAGGCACAGCAAAGGAGAGCGTAGAGCAAGCCTTACCCACCTACTTGAACAACTACAGTGGAGCAGAGCAATTCATAGCGGAGCTTGCAGCCGGTTGGTATCTCGACCCACTTGTAATTTTGGGTATGGGTGCAAAGGCAAGTCAAGCCGCCCGAATGCGGCGCTTCATGTCCGTGTACTTGCCCGGTATGCAGAGCATGGTAGGCGACCTTGACCTACTCGACCGCTTCACGATGGCGACGGCGAGAGGAATCAACGAAGGGAAAGTACCCCTGCTTGGGTGGGTCATGCGTGAGACGCCCAAGACGAATGTCTACCTTGCCGCCCAAGACGCCTTGACCTATGGCGGCTGGCTATCGCAGATGCTACCGCCCGAACCTACCGCCGATGACGTGGTGCGTGTGTTCAGCGGCTTCCTGGCTAACCCTGACGCTGTGACGGGTGGAGCGGCGGCGGCGCGCAAACTGGCTGGCACCCTGGACGGCCTTGACGTTGGCAGCTTGCCCGCTGTGCAGGAAGCGATAGAGAAGGGCGGGCCGGTCAACATGCCCAAACTTGTGGGCGAACTGGCCGACACCACCTTCATGCGGGAAGCGGCAGCAAACAAGATGCTCACGCCGGGAAAGAAGCCCGGAGAAATCGTCTTCAACGAACCCGCCGACCAACGCTTTGTACGCTGGCTCAAGGACATAGAAAGCGCCTTCCTGCTTGGCACGCCCCGCTATGCGATCAAGAACTTCGCCAACAACGTCTTTACCGCAGGCTTTGACGGCTATGGAGTAGGGCGAAGCATGGACGACGCCCGCAGGCTGGCCGCCGAGGTTCCCATAGGCAACCAAAGCTTGTATCAGGAAGTGACTGACGTTCCGGTCAAAGGCTCCAGCGCCTTCACCGAGTACTTGCAGGGCAAAGGCTGGAATCTGAGCGGTAGACTTCCGTGGTCAAGAGCGGTACGGAAAGTGACCACGGAAAGCAGGATAGGCGAACCGCAGGCACGCTTGCGCGTCTTTGGCGATGCAGTGGGTAAGCTCAAGGATGACTTGTACATAGGTGGGCGAGACCTGGGCAGGGGTGCGCGTGGCTTGCGTCCTATCGCCCCACCCGACATTGCCGGCCCCCATGCTGGCTTGGTCAATCAAGTCTTGGCGCGAGATTGGAACGTAGCGACCGCCCGCCAAGAAGTACAAAGCGTGCTCAACGGTGGGACGCGCCCGCCCCTTGACGTGCTCCTGCCCCAACGCCTGTACTTGCAGCCGGACATGCTCACGGCCCTAAACACAGCCTGGAAGAATGCCAAGAGCAAAGATGACTTCATGCGCGTGCTCGACCGGGCTGATAACCTGATGCGCCAGCAGATGGCCGACGCAGCCGCCAGTGGCGTCCATGCCGACATGACGCAGATTGGCGATGCTATTGCCCCTGTTGCCGAGCAGATGGCGGCCACCATCATCCCCAACGTCCCTGGCACAAGGGAGATTGCCGAGCAGGTTGCGCAGGCAGAAGTGGGACGCACTAACGCCGTACTACAGGGAGTGGCGCAGGCAGTGGGGCAAGTGGCAAACGACCCTGCCAGCACAGAGCGCGCAGCCAATGGCGTGCTTGCGATTATGACCCGCTTGCAATACCAGTGGACGAGCGACTACATTGAAGCCAACCGTCTCTTGAACCGCTACAACGGAGCACGGCAGAACGTCTTCGAGCGCGGCCTACAGGGAGAGGACAAGGCGCGCGCCCTTGAGACCGCATGGGACAACTACCGCACGGCGATAACCGAACACTGGACACGGCACCACGAACAGGCTGACCGGCTGACCCAAACCCTGTTGGGGCAATTCAATGACCTGGTAGCGGGCAAGATTCCGGCTGGCAGTTTCGACCAGCGGGTAGCGGAGCGGGCAATCACGCACCTACAGCGGAACACGCCTGAACTGTTTGCCGACGACATCTTCAAGGCAAAGGTGGACGGCAACCGCAAGACCCTGAACTTCGAGCGACAAGCCGTGGTGCAAAGGGTCATGGGCTACGTGGCACGAACGGGCGACACGACGCCGGTGGGCTGGCTGGCCGATGCAATCAAGGAAGAACGGCGCTTGACCGATGCAGCCGTAGGCGAGATAACGGGAATGCGCAGCACCTTGCGCAAAGACCCGAACTGGCCTGACTTTGCATCGCAAGCCTGGGACGCCCTGAACACCGACCAGCGCAGCGTGTGGCGCGCCTTCCTTGCCGCAATGGACGACGCCGACAAGGGCGGGCAATTGGTTCCACCCCGCTTCAACCAGTACACCGAACTGCTACGCCTGACGGAAGCGAACGACCGGGTAAACGCCCTGAACAAGTTGGCGAAGGGTGCGGGCATAGCGACGGCCACCGAGAAGGGCATACCGCAACCGCAGCACCTTGCCAACTTCCTGAACAAAGCCTTTCGTGAGGCGGGCCTGGGCGACGAGGTAATGTTCGTTGCGCCCCCCGCTGGCTCCATCACTGACGCCTTTCGCGTGTGGGTAAGCGACCTGGACGAGCAGGAACTTGCCGTTGCCCTACGCGCCCTGAAAGGCACGGAAGCCCTGACGCCCCTGGAGCGCATGATAGGGAAGACGCCGAGCGTAGCAGCCAAGCAGTACATCCGGCAGTATGCCGACTGGCTACAGGGAGACCAGACCCTAGCCCCGCCGACGCGTGGCAAGCTGACCGAAGTACAGGCAAAGGCATGGCGCAAGAAGGTTGACGACCTGCTTGGCGCACCCGAAGCGCCAGCGCCAACAGCAGCCCCCTCTCCCATTATAGCGGAAGCTCCCCCCACAAGTATGGGGGTATCGCCCGAAGCCCCACCGCCAGCGCCGACAATTGCCCCTGCCCTGCAAGCCGCAAGCAAGTTGGATGATGTAGCGGTAATGGCGATGACTGACATAGAGCGCCAGTACCCGACGATGGCAGCGGGCATGAAGTCAGCCGCCCAGGACATGATTGACGCCTTGCAGGGTGGGACGCCTGGACGCAGACAATTCATTGACGCCGGAGCAGCAGGCACAGAAGTACGTGGCCTACCTTCCACCTACCCCGCATGGTACGGCAAGCTCATTGCAGAGCAAGGCGTGAGCAAAGATACGGTGCTGAACGCACTCAAGAAGATTCGGGATGGCAAGTACGACAAGGGCAAGACGGTTGAACGTCTGAAGAAGGTAATCATTGAACAGATTGCTGATGGCTACGAAGGCCCTGGCTACAAGCTCCAGCCTGACGTAGAAGCCTGGGGTGTCATGGGCAGAGCAGCGGCAGACTTGCAAACGCCGGAAGCACAAGTGGCACGGCAGGCAGAAGCGGCGGGCTACGACTTCCGTACCATTGAAGGCGACGACAACTGGTTTTACATCCAGAAGGGCGGCGGCGACGAGGACTATTTCACTGGCCCCCTAGACAGAATCAAACAGTACCTTGACCAGTTGACCCGCCCTGGCATTGCGGCCCCTGGCACGGCGGAGACGCAAAGCCTGATTGCCCGACTGCTAGGCAATCCCCGCCCGTCCGCTACGCACGTCGCAGCCACGGAAGCGGAAGGCCAACTATGGGAGCTTGGACAATTGCGAGAAGCGGCAGACCGCATGTGGAACACGAACGTCATGCCAGCCAGCCGGGAAGTGCGGCAAGCGACAATGCGATGGTTTGACCAAGTGGCCGTACCGCAAATCGCAGCAGCCAAGACGGTCATAGGCAACGCAGCGCAGGCAATCACGGACGAAATCCTGCTCGACTACGGGCGCACAAGGAACTTTGACCGCATCCTTGACCTGGGCTTCCCCTACCATTACTGGACGACGCGCAGCGGGTGGAATTGGACGAAGCGGGCGATGCACCATCCGTTCACCATCGGAACTTATGTCAAGGCACGCCATGACCGGATGGAAGAACGCAAGAGCGACAACGGCTTGCGGCCCCGCTTCTGGAACAGTCTCAAGCTCAAGTACCTCTGGCTCCCTGACTACTTCGAGGATGCCTTGTACTTCAACCCCGACCAGATGATCATGCCCTTTGGCGACCTACGCCTGCCCGATTGGGACGACGCCAACCAAGCCAATTCAGCATGGTACAAGGCATTGCAAGGCGTAGGTGGGGTAGGGCTGGCCCCTCATGTCCCCTGGCAGGCCATGATTATGAACGCCGAAGGTATGGGGTGGGGTGGAGTGCGCGACTACATCCCACAATGGGACGCAGCAGCCGCAATGCTCCCGCCAAGCAAGTGGACGTTTGGCCCTGGCCCTGGTGGAAGTCGGTGGGACGTGTACCGGCTCCAGCGCATGATGGCAAGCATGGCAGCGGACGCCATGAAACTGCCCAATGTGGACTACAACAATCCCGAAGAAGTCCTAGCCGCATCGCAGAAAGCAGGAGCAGCGGACATGACCGCCCTTCTGCCCTACGTTGCAGCGCAGAAGATGATTGAAGCCTGGGCAGACGGACAACTCACAGCCGAGCAAGTAGACGCCCTTTTCCAAGACCCTCTCATTGCTGAGGCCATGAAGCGCACGGCGAAAGAGCGCCAATGGCCTGTACTTTCCAGCCTGTTATCTGGCTTGAGCATGAAACCCGTTGCGACCGGAGAGACAACGCAGGTTGCCACGCAGAATGCCAAGTACGCCATGTCCTACGGCGGGGAAGTGGCAGGCGAGCAGGGAACACGCGCCAACGCCCAAGCAATCGGAGCAGCCAACCCCTTCGAGCGGGCAAGGTGGAGCGTCTACGGCTCCCTGCCCGGAGAGAAAGAGACCACCGCCGAAAGCGTGTACTGGATGACCTACGGCGATGCAGGGATGCAGGACATAGCGCAACGTTTCGACGCCCTGGACGAAGCCCTCATCCAGCAAGACCCTGGCAACCATGAACTGTTCCAAGCTTACCAGACGGAGCGGTTCAGCGCGATGGATGCGCTTGAGCAGACCATCCCGAAGGACGAGCAGAAGCCCTACCTTTGGAGCATCGTAGGGGCAAGCCCGACTGAGGCGGCGCAAATCCGGCAGAATCAAATCGTCTACCAGTTGTACAAGACGAGACCCAAGACCAGCGACTTTCTTGACGCAAAGGGCAACCCCGATTGGGACGCCTGGAACATGGCGGTAGAGAAGTGGCAGCGCGACCTACCCAACCTGGGCAAGGAAGACCCGATTGTTACCGAGGCCCTGGCTCACTTCTCGCCCGAAGAAAGGGCGATGGTCTTGAGCAAGCTGGCAACGGCTGACAACATGGCGGCCTATGCACGTGGCTTTGACAGTCCGCTTGTCGCCCTGCACAAAACTGTGTGGGACATCTACTACCAGCCTGTGCGTGACTACATGGCGGCGGCAGAGACGAAGTACGGCAAGGACATATTCGATAGGCAGGCGGCCTACCGTGCTGAACTTATCCAACGCTTTGGGGAGAACATCTACGATGTACAGGACGGCTACTTCAAGCTCAAGCAAGGCTCGCAGGCGCGCCGGAATTACATCAAAGCACACCCTGAGCTGAAAGCGTATTGGGACAACAAGGACGCCATAGCCCGGAAGTACCGTGTACTCGCCTTCCTGCAAAATAAGGACAAACTTTGGGCGAAAATCCCGCAGGTTTTCAAGGGCGGGCAGGCTAGAGACTTCATTGACGAGGTGTTGGCGGCCTATCCTGAGAAGAAGTGGACGCGCGAAGAACTGTTGAAGTTGTACAACACGGTCAAGCCCTTCCCCGACCGCTACTACATGCAAGCCTTGAACGACTTCGAGGAAGAACGGCTCCAAGCCTTCTACGCAGCGAAAGGCGTATCGCCCACTCGAGCGCGAGAAGGGAAGTGGACACCCGCAGAAATCGAAGCGGCGGTCATGGCTGGCAAGGCCCTGCCCCTGGACACGATACCCGAAGAACTGGCTACCGGCATGGGCACGCCTGAGACGCCCGCAATCCAGCAGCGGGCGAATGAACTGTTGGCCGCTGAGGAACGGGCGAAGGCAGGCGGCGGCAAGAGTAGCGGAGGCCGTTCGTCCGGTAGGCGTTACTACTCACGTCGCTACTATTCGTATCATCGTCGGAGTGGCGGTGGAGGTGGAGGCGGCGCCGCCCCAACCTATCGCCCTTACCTTCCTGGCTATACCCCTGGCGCGACGAAAGAGCGCCGGCGCGTCTATATCCGATGACCCCTTATCATTCTCACTCACTCACTGTAGACTAGGAGCATTATGAATACCGACCCACGCACGGAGTTTGCAGGACTGCCCATCACGGAGCTTCCCCAGGAAGTAGCCGACGACGCAGCCGAGCAGATAGCCGTAGCAGACCTGACCGACAACGAGAACTTCCGACGCTGGCAAGCGAAGATGGACAAGCAACTAGCGTCCCTGCGTAGCGAGAACGAACAGCTACGCCAGATGGCTCAAGCGGTCAACACAGGGCCAACCGCCGAGGAACGCAGGCAAGCCGACTTGTTGGTGCAGCAGTACCAGCAGCTTGAAGCGGCCTTGTCCCAAGCGGAAGAAGCAGGCGAGACGGCGCAGGTGCGCACGCTTGCACAGCAGTTATCGTCAGTCGAATGGGCGCTTATGCGCAGTGACGCCACCCTTCTGGCAAAGGAAGCAGGCATCGACCCCACCCACCCGGAACTTGTAGCCGCCATGACCAGCGGAGCAGTGAACAACCGGGGAAGCCTGGAAGGGCTTGTGTGGAAAATCGCAGCCGCCGAAGCCAGAAAAGCGCCCGCCAACCAGCAGCCCAAGCCTGACGAACGCAAAGACCAACTATCCACCCTTGAAGCCGAGATTGCACGCCTACGCCAAGAGTTAGGCATGAACGCCGTACCCGCCCTGAACGCAGCAGCCCCGCCGAGAGGCAAGGCGCAGTTGCAGAAGGACTACGAGGCGGCGCGAACAGCAGGCAACGGGCTTGAAATGCTCCGGCTGAAAAGGGAATTGCAGCAGTAACAAGGAGTAATCACCAATGGCACAAGTAACCGGAGCGCGTACATCCTACGATGGCGGCTCTTACACCATTGTTCCCCTGACCCCGCAGAAGCGGGCGATTGCTGACCTGATTGACATCATCGACCCGATGGATGTTCCTGTGCTCAAGTACTTTGGCATTGGCGATTCCGGGGCGGGTGGCATGTCGAAGGTGCAGCAATTCCGTATCCAGAACTGGCCGAGTACACGCGTGGAATGGCTCGAAGACACGATGGCCCCCTTGACCACGACCATCACGGCAAGCATGGCGGCGACCAACACCACGGCTACCCTGGCTATCGTGGCAGGAAACGCCAACTATCTCCGGCCCGGTCATGTGATCAAGATTGACGATGAACGTCTGCTTGTTCGTTCGGTGTCAAGCGACAGTGCCACCGTGACCCGCATGTGGGGCGGCACGGCGACCAACGTCAACACCAGCGCCAGCCATGCGGCAAATGCCACGGTTGAAGTCGTGTCCAATGCACGCGACGAAGGCGACGAAAGCGACCCGGACTTCACCACCCAGGTGAGCGCGCCGTACAACCACACCCAGGTGTTTCAAGCCGAAGTCAAGGTCACGCGCACGCAGAACAAGATCAGTCAGTTTGGCATCAGCGCCGAGTACGACTACCACGTTCAGAAGCGGTTTAAGGAGCAGGTTCGCTTGCTGGAAAAGACCCTGTTCGACGGCGCGCGCAACGCTGGCACCAGTCAGACGGCAAGCGCCACCGTTGACCCGCGCAGCATGGGCGGCTTCCGTACCTTCATCACCGACAACACGGCTTCGCTGAGCAGCGGCCCCTTGACGCAGAAGGACTTGGAAGATCAAATCATGGCATGTTGGAGCGACGGCGGCAACCCCGACCTGATCATCTGCAACGGGTGGGTCAAGCGCAAGATCAGCAGCTTCTATGCCCCCTACGTGCGCACGGTGCGTACCGAAGCGACGGGCGGCGTGACCATCGACCAGGTGGAAACTGAGTTTGGCACGCTAAACATCCTCATGTCCCGGTGGTGCCCATCGTCCCAACTGTACGTCGTGTCCAGCGAATTCGTGGGCATCCTGCCCTACGACGAATTCTTCGATGAACCCCTGGCGAAGACCGGCGATTACGAACGTGGTCAGGTAGTGGGCGAGTACACCCTTGTCGTGAAGAACGACAAGGCGCACGCCCGCATCATGAACATCTCGACCACGAGCTAAGGAGGTTCCCCATGAGCTACGGCGGAACATCAACCAGCGAAGTGCCAAGCCTGAGCGCGTTTGTTCCTGGCTTGACGGAAGGCTCCCTGAGCACACGGCCTATCGGGAAGCAAGTGGTTGTCACCACGGCCCTGGCCCCGCCCACAACGGCGGGCATTCTGGTGGATGGCACAACCTATGCAGCCGTGGGCTTCATCGCTCCGGTCAATGGGTGCTTCATCCATTCGATGTGGCTGAGCGGAACGGTTGCGATTGCCGGTGGAACCAACACGTTCGCAGCGGACAACTACGACGCCAGCGGCAATGCAGCCCGCAACGTGCTGAGTACCACCACCATCGACCCGACAGGGGTAACGGCTCTGGAAGGACTTGAGCTTACCCTGAGCACCACCATCGCTAACCGGATGATGGACGAAGGCGACGTGCTGAACTACACCCTTGTTTGTGGCACCATGACCACGGACGGGAAAGGTTACGCCGTTACCGCCGTCATTGTCGTCCCTGACGTTGCCTGAGAGATAAGGGCAGGCGGGCTAGTCTCTGGCGGGATATTCCCGCCTGCCCTGTCTCACCAAGAGGAAGACCATGACACACAGCCTACGCATCGTGGCCGAAGATGGCACGCCCTACTACGTCATGTGTACCAACGCCAGCACGAACAGAACGGAAGCCTGATGACCATCACACGCCAATTTCTTGAGGAACACGCAGCCCGACTCACGCAGCAGATAGCCGCCTTCTCTGGCGCGCTTGAATTTGCCGAGATGCTCCTCAAGAAATTGGACGAACCTGTCCACGCAACCGACCATGAAGCCACCCGTAACGAACAAGAAGAATATCAAGAAACGCATCAAACCGCCCTACGGTAAGATGCCCAAGAACAGCGTACCCATGCCAAGACCAGTAAGACGCCGATGACCGACCTACCACCCTACGCCCTGGGCGTAGCCTGCAACAAGTGGCAGATACCTGCCTTCTGGAAATCGCTTATCTCTATCCAGCATCCCTACAGCCTGATGATGAGCAGCGGCGGCGCGCTGACGGACAGCAACCGCAACAACATCATCATGTGGTTTCTGAACCAGAAGGTTGCTGACTGGCTCCTGTTCGTGGACGACGATGTAGAGATGCCACCGAACGCCGCAGGGGAATTGCTCAAGGCGGCCCTGGAACGGGATGCCCTGTTTATGACCGGCATCTACTACCGACGCGTGCCACCGTGCGACCCCCTCATCTACAGGCGCCATGACGACGGATGGTACAGCGCCTTCCTGCCCGGCCAAGACTACACAGTAGGCGACGTGATACCCATCGACGGCTCCGGCATGGGCTGTACCCTCATCCACAAGCAGGCTTTCACGGCCATTCTGGAGACCCACTTCCTGTACCGTAGGCACAACAAGAGCTATGGCTTCATGCACTACGATGCTGTACAGGAAGCCCCCCAACTGAACGTTGACCCTGGCTTGTACATCCACAACGGCACGGCGCTTGTGGTGCAGCAGGTTACGCCCATGAAGCCTGAGCATCTTGGCCCGCAGGAAGCCTTGCCCTTCTACGCCCTTGAGTACGGGCGCACCGAGGACTTTCACTTCTGCGAATTGCTGAAGAAGGCCGAGGTCAAGATGTGGGCGCACACTGGCGTAGAGTGCAACCATTGGGGCGAAGCGCCCATCAACCGGAACCAGTACGAGCAGATACGGGCCTGGGCATTGGAGCACCAAGTCACTGAGACCGTAGGCGGTCTACCTGCCACGAAGGAAGAAGCGACATGAGCAAAACAGGAATGTACACCGGCGCGCTGATGCAGAACGCAGCAGCAGCCACCGCCAACGGCTCGACCCTGAACGTCAACGGTTACAGCGTAGCCACCCTGCAACTGACCGGCACCTTCTCTGCTACCGTGACCTGGGAAGCGAACATTGACGAAACGAACTGGATTGCTGTACAGGCGACGAACCTGAACGACGGCACGGTAGCTACCACGGCGACGGCGGCGGGCCTGTTCCGTATCCAGTGTTTCGGGCTGGCCCAAATCCGGGCGCGCGTCTCGACCTACGCAAGCGGCAATGTGACCGTCCTGGGGCGTGCGGTTGTATGAGCCAGGGCAAGAAAATGCTGTTGCTTGACGTGGGTGGAGAAAAGACGCCTACCCAAGTCACTGGCCTATGGCAATGGCTCAAGGCTGACGCTGGCATTACGAAGGACGGCTCCAACTTTGTGTCTGCCTGGGCTGACCAGTCGGGCAACGGGCGCAACATGACGCAATCCACGGTCGGCAGGAAGCCGAAATGGAGAGCAGGCAGCAGTTTCGATGGCCTACTCCCCTGCCTGGATTTCGACGGCGACGACTACCTTGACGGTGGAGCAATCGGCCCCGCCAGTGGCACCAACAGCAGGTGTATCATCGTCGCCATGCCAAGCCTGGGCATAGAAGGCACTGGCTACAATCACGTTCTGCACTACGGAACCGACCAGAACGGCCAAGCCTACGGCATGACGACAAGAGGCTACGCATCGCACACCACGACCGTAGGCCCTGGCAATCACTATTGGGGAGCGGGAATGGCTGACGATGCAGCGGCTCCAAGCAGCGGCATCTTCACTGTCTACTTCGATGGAACCACTGACACCCTACGCATCAACAGGGTAGCAGTCTGTACAGCAACCCCGACCATCAACACCGTAACCAACGTTCACTATCGCATTGGCGCACGTGTAGGCGTGGTCACTGAATATCTGAATGCCTACGTGGGCGAAATTTTGGTCTACGCTCCCGCTCCAAGCATTGCCGACATCACCGCCCTTGAAACCTATCTCATGAACAGATGGCTATGAACAAAGACCAGACTTCTCAACTCCTGGGCGCACTTCTCACGCTCATCATCACCGTCCTGGGCATCTTCGGCTACCAGATTATTGTCGTACAGCCGCAGATAGCGGCCCTGACACAGATGGCGGCTGCTTGCGGCGGCGGTTGACATGGCGGGAAACTTTGCAGCGGCTCCCGTTCTGTTCAATCAGACGCTTACCAGCGCCAACACGGAGTACACGATTGCCCTGCCCACTGGAACCACCCATTTCGAGATGCAGGCGCGCCAGAATGCAGCCGAACTGCCACCCGTTGAAAAATGGGACAAGTGAGACATGAGCTACACCCTTCTGCAACTGAGGCAAGAACTGGCTCGCACCACTGGCGGGTTGATACAAGGTACGGCAACGGGCGGCTCGACTACGACCCTGATTGACACCAACCTGCTCGACTCCGGCGAATTTGCTGACGACCATCTGAACGGCAGCGACATCTACATCACGGACACGACCGACGACTTGGCCCCCAAAGGCGAAGTACGTTATGTCACGGACTTTGTACAGAGTACAGGCGTTGCGACCGTAGGCAAGGCGTTCACAGCAGCGCCCGGAGCAGGTGATACCTACGATGTGTACTTGAGGTACACGAAAGACGACCTGGATACAGCCCTCATGCTGGCCGTCAAGGATTGGCGCTTGCAGACGAGCTTGACCCTGAGCAGCAACACGGCTGAGTATGCCCTGAGCGCCACCGCCCTGCACCGGGCTGAGCAGGTGCAAAGCGTTTGGCTCCGGGAATCGACCGACACCCAGGAAGCCTATGAGCAGGTAACGAACTGGCGGGTGTGGGACAACGCCGGAACGCTGACGCTGGAATTTGCGGACGTGAACTTCGATGGCAACACCTTATGTCGTGTTGTCTACGAGGCACGCTATGATCAGATGGACACGGCAGGCGTCTACAGCGACACGGCCACGGTGGGCGGCGACTTGGCAACCCATCTTCTGCACGCCCAAGCGCAACTGTACTTCATCAAGATGCAGAGTGCGGCGGCTCCTGACCGTGACTGGCTGGCATCCATGTACCGTGAGCGGATGGAGCGCATCCAAGCGGAAGGCAAGACAGACCGCCCCAATGCTGGCAAGGCCAAGACGCAGAACTGGCTGCCTGACACCGACCATCGCTATCAACCGGACTGGCACTTCTAATGACCAAGCGCATCTATGATGTAGTGCTCAACTCCAAAGGCTACATCTTCGCCCCAGGTATCGGAAGCTCAAACAGCAGCATCGTAACGCCCTTCGCGCCCAAGCAGGTGAGCGGCGACTACTCGCTTGCCGATTTCGAGCAGTACAGCATCGTTGCACAGAGCAACTTGCAGGGCGGCATGGGGCAGTTGCGCTATGCCACGGCTGAGAAATTCCTGTGGGCCTACAGGGTGGATACACGAGGCGAGCGTGTCACGTTGGGGCCGAAGTTGCAATCGTCGCAGCCAACCAGCCGGGACGCCAACGGCATGGTAGGCGTACTCGACGCAGCAGGCGACATGCTCAACCTGGGCATGTGCGCAGAACCGGAAGACCAGACCCGAACCTGGGTCACGTTGGATGCTGGCACCACCAAGATCGCCGTACCCTTCACCACCCCTGGCGGCGGCAGCTTCACGCCCACCGACCTGAGCGGTTTGAAACTATGGCTCAAGGCCGATACAGGCGTCTATCAGGACAGTGCAGGCACAACGCCCGTTGCCAGCAACAATGACCCTGTGGGCAAGTGGACTGACCAGAGCGGGCAGGGGAACCACTTCACACAGGCGACGGCAGGCAGCCGCCCTACCTACAAGACCAACGTGCAGAACAGCTTGCCCGGCATTGCCGGCGATGCAGCCGCCGATTACCTGAGCGGTACGGCACCCATCACTGGCAGCGGGAACCGCACCCTGATCATCGTCTACAAAGCTGGACATGCCGATAGCACGCACTATGATCTTGACCTGGGGTACAACAGTGCAGCGGGCGGGGACTGGTCTCTATCATCCAAGCTTGGCGTACACGTCACGTCAGGCAGCAGGGAATGGAACGCAGCCAAGAGCACGGCGAACTATGAGATCGTGACCATCCGGCAGGAAGGAAGCAACACGAACATCCTGCAAGCGTGGGTGGATGGCGTGTCCAAAAGCGCCACGGCCACCACTGCCCAAGCGATTAGCACGGCCAACACTGGCGCGACCATCTTCACCCGCAACCCCGCAGGCGGGTACTCGTCGTCTACTATCTGTGAGATTTTGCTGTACGATTCTGCCCTATCGACCACCGACCGGGAGCAAGTAGAAGCCTACCTGGGCACACGCTACAACATCAGCGTTACGTCAAGTGGAAGCGGGAACTACAAGCTTCAACGGCTGTGGGCCTACGTGCGCAGCTTGTCAGGCATCAGCGCCAGCACCCTGAACTATTCGGTCAATGCCGATTCCTCCGGTTCACCCGGAGCAGCCGTCACGAATGGAACCACGGCCAATGCCACCGTGACCGACATTAGCTATCAAGGCGGCTGGCTATCCTTGTCGTGCGGCACCCTGATGAGCACCCTCACGGCAGCCACGCAGTATTGGCTCGTCGTGAACTTCACGGTAAGCGGGAATGAATCGCTAGACGTGCTGACTGCCAGTGACAGCGACATCTCTGACGTGTACAAGACCTACAACGGCTCGACCTGGGCGGCTGGCACCACGGCCACCGCAGCCATTGTCGCGCAGTACGTCAACCTGCACCCTGACACCCCGCCCGTCAAATTCATCGAATGGGATAACTTCGTTTATGCCCTGGCTGGCAAGCGCGTGTATAAGCTCACGTCCCCTACCACCATGAGCGTAGCCAACGATGGCAGCGGTATCAAGGCCCTGGCATCCGACATTACTGACGGCATGTTGGTACAGAAGACGGCAGACACAGCAGCCAAGATGCTTGTCGCGATGGGAACCGGCACAGACATTACCTATTGGGACGGTGTGACAACCTGGACGGCAGTAACGAACATCAAAGCTGACCGGCTGACCCAACACGACAATCTGTTCTGGCGTGCGGCCAACGATACCACCAATGGCGTGTTTGTCATGGGCACCAGCGACTATGCCGACTGGACGACAGCCGGAACGGGCGGGCCAAAGGCGCGCATTGGCGACAGGCGTTACCCGGTTGTGGCCCTGTTCTCCTGGAAAGGAAACTTGTACGCAGGCAAGCAAGATGGCCTCTACGCCATTACCTACAGCGACACCTACCCCGCAGCAGCAGCCACCATCCAAGCGAACAAGCTCTTGGACTTCTCCGGCGAGATTCACGACAACACCTTTGCGGCCTGGGCAGTGTTCCAAGATGACCTGTACTTCCCGCTTGCGAACGGTCTTGCCCGCTACAGCAGCAGCAACGTGTTATCGTCCGTATCCCCGGAGGTGGGCTTGCTTGAGCAGGCGCAGCAGCGGGGCCGGTTCAGCGCCCTGACTGGAACCCTGGGCCAACTGTACGCCCTGTTTGAGAGCAGCGAAAGCGATTGGTCACAAGTGCTTGCCTACACTGGAACGGGCTGGCATGGCCTTGCTACCACTGACAGAACGGGCGACCCCGGCAAGGCCCTGCTTGTAGACAGTGGTGTGTTCAGCGACTCGCCCCGTATTTGGCTGAGCAGTCATTGTATCGTTTCGTCGTTCGTGCAACCGACCTGGACGACACGCCGTTGGACCTACTCCGACCGCACCAGTGCCAGCGAAGTACAATTCTTCACGCGTGACAGCTCGACCCTGGCCGAAGTGACGGGCAGGCTGTACACGTCATGGATAGATGGAGACCTTCTCAATGTCCCGAAATATTGGGCCGAGGTGGACGTGGTTGGGGCCAATCTCTCTACTTCAGTTCGTTATCTGGCCGTGTACTATCGCACCGAGGAAACGGCAGACTTCACCCTACTCACGAACGTCACGACTGAACCAGTGCAGACGGTCACGATTGGCGTGAGCAGCCGCAAGCTCCAGCTACGCTTCGACTTCATCAGCACGCAGTCATACGACTCACCGCAGATGCTAGGCTATGCCCTCCGCTACACCGCACGCCCGGATGTACAAGAGCGGTTCCAATTCCAAGTGGTATTAGCAAAGGGTTTGCGCTTGCACAATGGGGCTGTGGACTTGCGTTCTTTGGCTACGCAAAAATCAGACTTGAAAGCGGCACGGCAGGCGCAGACAGCCGTTACCCTGATAGATGAGGAAGGAACCAGTTACAGCGTGCATCTTGACCAGCTTGGTTTCCAGCGTCAGACAGCCGTCAGGGTGAACGACAGTGAGTATGATGTAGCCTGGATTGCCACCGTAGGAGCGACCGAGGCATGAAGCGCCTGGGCAAGCCCTTTCCCTCACTTGGCAGTAAGCAAGCTGTGGGCACCATCGCCGCCGACATTGCGCCCAAAACTCCGAAGGGCGATCTTGGTCTTGCTCCAACTAGGAGCAAGCGCGACCGGCTGGAAGCAGCAGCGGGGAATGTGCCAACGGGTACGCTACCGGAGCGTATCATTGCCAATTGGCTGGCCGGCCGTGGCATCCTGTTCACGTCACAGACGCCCATCCTGGGCGGGGCGCTTCACATTGGCGGCAGTGTGGTTGACTTCATCCTGCCTACGCTTGGCCCCCCTCCGGGCACGGCATTGCGGGTGCAGGGTTCCTACTGGCATAGCCTGTTTAACCGGCAAGCGAAAGACGCCTTGCAGCAAGAGCGCCTCACGGCGCAGGGCTACACGACCGTGGACGCATGGGAGAACGAGGTTTACGATGCAGTGCTTGGCGGCTATCTCGATGACTACCTGATAGGACTGGTGTACGGATGACCAGCGCAGAGTACCTGAACCTGTTTGTGTACTTCAATTTCTGTGTTGTCACGGTGACGCTTGTCCTACGACGCCTGATGCTGAACAACAATGGAACGCGCACGAGCGCAGCGCAGCGGGCGCTTATGGTGTGGCTTTCTCACGCCTGGCTTTACTTTGCCGTAGCCACTACGATCCGCCTGTTCTTCAACTATCGAACTCCCACCTTATTTATGTCTACCTTGGGTTCAGCGGTGTATCTGCACGCATTCGGTACGCTGGCCCTGGACGCGTACTATCATCTTAAGCGGCATGGCTATTGGGCGAAGCTGGCGCAACGTCTACACAGAAGCGGGGACACAATTGAGCCAAACGCTTGACCTTCTGGTTGCCTTGTCTCCCCTTTTCCTGGCGGCTATGCTCATCTTCAGCAATCGCACATCGTATCGACGCGACATTGCTGACGACAGAGACATGACGCGCCAGCGGGATGAAACGATTGTCGCCCTGCACTACTGCAAAGAGACGGTAGAGAAGTTGCAGCAGGAAGCGGCGGGCCTACGCTGGCTCGTCTCGACCTACGGGATACGCAGCGCCACGCGTCCGCCGATTGTGACTGACCCCCCTACCCCGCCCGACGAGCAAGTAGCACGGCACATCACGGCGGCCCTGGCGCAAGAGCGGGTCAACCTTGCCTTCCTGCAAGAGCAGATAGCGAAGTACGGGGACTCTGACTTGACGCGCCACAACATGGTGGACGCGACAACCAAGCGTATCAAGGAACTGGAAAGCATTCTCGACGCCTACGCCCTGGCTCCTGCCTGAAAATTGGTCTAAAATTCATGTCAAGGTGACATAATAACCCCTTGACAAGGGGTGAGAATGGGGTATAATGGTGATAGTTGGGTGCGTTACCCAACATCATCTCTCACAGGAGAACAAGTATGAACATCGACAAGTTGACAGTAGGACAGGTACGGGAGATTGCGGCCCTTGCTGGCGGCATTGCTTCCAAGCCCAGCACCATCCCCTACCCCGTAGGCGAATGGGTGTTGGTGCGTACGCGTGACAGTGGCGTGTGGTTCGCCAAACTGTCGGGTTATGACCCGACTACTCGCCACGCGCATCTCACCGAAGCGCGCCGTTTGTGGTCGTGGCAGGGAGCATTCACCCTGAGCACCGTGGCCCTGGATGGCGTTGAATCGGCCCGGATGCCCGCCGCCGTTCCGGTTGTGACTGTCGCAGACGTGGCAGAACTTCTGCCGTGTTCGGTCATTGCGATTCACAACCTGAACAACATCACGGTATACAAGCCATGAACGATGACATTGACGGCTCCGGCTCCGGCT